AGAGATGCAATCCATGACTATGTTATGGAGATGGAAGACGCAAAAGAAGAAGAAGAAAAAGAAGAGAACACCCTTGTAATTACTGGTGAGGATGGCAATATAGTACACCTAGACTTCAGCAGTAAGACGAAAGGGAGTGCATAATGAGACACGAGGCATACATGAAACAGCGGCGTGAACTAGAAGATATGGTCAATAGTCCAGCACATTATAACAAGGCTGGCATTGAGTGCATTGAGGCTATTCGCGCAGCTACAGGAGATGGTTATGAATATTATCTGCAAGGTAACATTATGAAATACCTATGGCGTTATCGCTACAAGAATGGTACAGAGGACTTAGAAAAAGCACAGTGGTATCTTAGCAAGCTGATAGAGGAAGTAGAAGGCTGCTACGATGAGAGTTAAGATTTATATAGCTGTCGATATAGACCCGGAAGATTATCCTGTTCCTGCTGACGGGGATGTGACAGAAGAATTAGAAGAGTACATGTATGACATGTTTTACGATATTGATGGAGCAGAAATTATAAACATCAAAACAAAAATGGAGTGATATGATGAACAACTATTTGCCTACAGACTACCAAACATTTATTGCTACATCCCGTTATGCGCGTTGGATTGAAGACGAACAGCGCAGAGAGACGTGGAGCGAAACTGTAGCACGGTACTTCGATTATATGGAAGGCCACCTTGCAGACAAGTATAGCTATGTTTTGTCAGATGAATTACGCGCAGAACTTGAAGAGGCTGTGCTTAACCAAGACATCATGCCAAGCATGAGAGCATTAATGACCGCCGGTCCCGCGCTTGACCGTTGTCACGTCGGCGGTTACAACTGCTCCTACGTACCAGTGGATAATCCTCGTGCCTTTGACGAGACGATGTATATCCTCATGTGCGGCACTGGTGTAGGCTTCTCTGTGGAACGCCACAATGTTGAGAAGCTGCCAATCGTCAACGAGACTATGCATGACACGGATACTGTCATCAAAGTTGGCGATTCTCGTCCGGGCTGGGCCAAATCCCTGCGTGAATTAATTTCGCTCCTTTACGCAGGGCAAATCCCAAAGTGGGATACCAGTGAGGTACGCCCCGCTGGTGCGCGTCTGAAGACGTTTGGGGGTCGCGCTAGTGGCCCAGCCCCTCTGGAAAACTTGTTTAACTTCTGCATCAAGAAGTTCAAAGGTGCTGCTGGCCGTCGCCTCTACCCTATCGAATGCCATGACATCATGTGCAAAATCGGTGAGGTTGTAGTTGTCGGTGGCGTCCGTCGTTCTGCTTTGATTAGCCTATCTAATCTTAACGATGACCAGATGGCACATGCAAAGTCAGGTCAGTGGTGGGACGAGCCACAGAAAAACATCTACAGGGAAGGCCAACGCGCACTCGCTAACAACAGTGTCGCTTACAAAGAAAAGCCGCAGATGGGTACATTTATGCGTGAGTGGCTGTCGTTGTACGAGTCAGGCTCTGGTGAGCGTGGCATCTTCAATCGTCAGTCTGCACAAAAGCAAGCTGCTAAGAATGGTCGCCGGGATGCAGAACAAGATTTCGGAACTAATCCTTGCAGTGAAATTATCTTGCGCCCGTATCAGTTCTGTAACTTGTCAGAGGTTGTTGTACGTGCATCTGACACGCAGCAAACCCTTACAGAGAAGGTTCGTCTTGCCACCATACTTGGCACGTTCCAATCCACGCTGACTGACTTCAAATATCTGCGTAAGATATGGCGAAACAATACGGAAGAAGAGCGGCTACTTGGTGTGTCACTGACAGGTATTATGGACAATGCCATGATGTCTGGTAAGTCAGCGCACCTTGGTAAAAACATAGGGGCTACACTGAACGCACTAAAAGAACAGGCAATATCAACTAATGCAGCTATGGCTGACCAGCTTGGTATACCACAGTCTGTTGCCATTACCTGTGTAAAGCCGTCAGGCACAGTGTCGCAGCTTGTTGACAGTGCCTCTGGCATCCACGCTCGTCACAATCCGTACTACATTCGCACGGTGCGTGGCGACAACAAAGACCCGATTACACAGTTTATGATTTCGCAGGGTATCCCAGCAGAGCCGGATGTTACCAAGCCGGATAGCACGACTGTGTTTAGCTTCCCCATGAAGGCACCCACAGGTGCAGTATGCCGCGAAGACATGTCTGCTATTGAGCAGCTAGAGTTGTGGTTGACCTATCAGCAACACTGGTGTGAGCATAAGCCCTCCGTAACTATCACGGTCAAAGAACATGAGTGGATGGAAGTGGGTGCATGGGTATATGAACACTTCGATGAAGTGTCTGGCATTAGCTTTTTGCCGTTCAGTGACTACGTATATCAACAGGCTGTGTATCAAGACATCAGCAAAGAAGAATACGAAGAAGCACTTTCTTTCATGCCCAAGTTCATTGATTGGGTCAAGCTGCAAGAGTTTGAGAAAGAAGACCACACTTCGGGTGGACGAGAGTTGGCTTGCTCTGCCGGTGTGTGTGAAGTTGTGGACATTGAGGCGGCATGATTGAAGGTACAGACATGCCTAACTGGTGGCAGTGGTGGTTGTTATTTGCCATCACTGTCAACACCGCCATCAATGTGGTTGTATTCTTCAAGCACAGGTTTAGACAAAAAAGGTTGACAGATGAAAAAGAATAGGCCAATATGGAAACAGGGTGATGGCTGGGTACAATACGAACCGCCTAGACATCACCCTTGTTATGAAGAATGGGTAAAAAGAAAGGAGAAAGAGAATGAAAGGACAGATGATACAGGCTCTTAAAAATCATGCCATTGCAAATATCCATTTGCATAAAACAAATATTGATATATACTTCGCTAATCCAGCAGGTATTGGGGAACACTCTGATATTCTGGAAGCAGTGCAGGGTGAACTAGATAAGATAGCTGTGCATGAAGACCGACTCGCAATCCTACGAAACTGGCCACAAGGAGACGAAAATGACGAACAACGTAGTAAATCTGGAACCGAATAAGAAAGACCGCAAAAAGTTTGACATTGACCTCTCGTATGGAAAGGTGCGAGAAAAGATGGTGGCTGAAATGCTGCAGGACAAAAAGATTGAGGTGAAGTCAGAGCGTGATGTGTGGATGCGCACAGGCAACATTGCCATTGAGTACGAGTGTTACGGCAAGCCTAGTGGCATAAATGCAACAGAGTCAGACTACTGGTTCCACAATCTTTGTGTAGGTGACGAGGTGTTTGCTACACTTGTGTTTGATGTGAACAGTCTCAAGCGTATCATCGACAATCTTGACTACAAGAAGACAGTATCTGGCGGTGACAACAATGCGTCCCGCATGTATCTTCTGAATCTGCAGAAGCTGTTTTCATCTGACGTAATTAAATCATTTAAGGAGAGTGGCAATGAATGAGATACTAGCACAACACTTTCAAGACGGGTTTGATGCCTTCAGCGAGGTGGATGAAGTCAGGCGTAGGAAGCGTGGTATCATATATCACCAGAAAGCAAACCCGTTGAAGGCTAATGGCAAGTATACACACTCTGCACATCGTGAGTGGCAGCGTGGGTGGAACGCTGCATACTTTAAGAATTTGGAGAAACAGAATGGACTTGGAGCAAGAAGCTAAAACTTGGATGAAGGAGAAATACATGTACGGGATAACCGGCACAGCATATCAAATAGCAGCGTGTGACACTGCAATCTTCCCAAAGAACAAGGCTATGGAGTATCTTACTCTTGGCCTTACGGGAGAGGCAGGTGAGATAGCAAACAAGGTTAAGAAGTTTATACGCGACGGCGCACCGCCGGATGAATACGAGGCAAGAAAGATTCAGATTGCGTATGAGATTGGGGATGTAATGTGGTACTGTGCTGTCCTTGCTGAAGAACTTGGCATGGACCTTGGACATATCATGGAGAAGAACTTGGAGAAACTAGCTGATAGGAAGAAGCGTGGAAAAATAAGTGGGTCAGGTGACAATAGGTAATAATACTGTAACACAACTGTGGTATAACATGCCCTGAAGAGTTAATCAGGACTCTTCTGTCACAGAAAGGAGACAATATGTTCAAGAAACTTATCATTGCGGCAGCAGCCGTACTCGTTAGTAGTGGTGCATATGCACGTGACTACATCTCTATCGTAGGTTCATCTACTGTGTTCCCATTCTCTACGGCTGTAGCTGAGAGCCTTGGTGGCACTGGTGCCTATCCAACCCCTGTCATCGAATCTACCGGCTCTGGTGGCGGCATGAAGCTGTTCTGTAAGGGCAACGGCATGGATACACCCGATGTCACAAACGCTTCTCGTGCTATCAAAAGCAAAGAAGCAGCCATGTGTGCAGAGAATGGTGTTACCCCCATCGAATACCTCATTGGCTACGATGGCATCACCTTTTCAAACTCCAAAGACGGACAGCAACTGTCGCTTACTAAAGAAGATATCTTCAACGCTGTTTCTGAGAATGTGTACGACAATGGAACATGGGTGCCTAACCCAAATCAAGTATGGTCAGACGTACGTGCAGACCTGCCGAACATTCCCATCAACATCATGGCACCACCGCCTACCTCTGGCACACGTGATGCTTTCGTGGAACTGGTAATGCATGGATACTGCAAGAAACAGCTTGGCCTTGACAAGAAGACTTACAAAGCAAACTGCACTCGTCTGCGTATCGACGGCCCCGTTGTTGAGGTAGGTGAGAATGATAACCTCATCATCCAGAAGTTGCAGGATGACGATACACGCTTTGGTATCTTCGGCTTCTCGTTCCTTGACCAGAACACTGACACAGTTCAGCCAGCACTGGTTGATGGTGTAGCACCTAGCTTCGACAGCATTGCCGATGGTTCCTACGCTGTGTCACGTCCGCTGTTCTACTACGTCAAAAAAGAACACATTGGTGTAGTGCCGGGGCTAGAAGATTACAGCAAGCTGTTCAAAAAAATGGCGGCACCAGAAGGACCGCTTGAAGACATGGGACTTATCCCACTTAAATAACCAAAAAGAGAGGGGGCTTCACGGCCCCCTTTTTTATTGTCTGCTTTGATTGTAGGCAGATATACCATCTGGCCCCATGTTTGCACCTGACTTACCCATAAGATAGAGCAAGTCGTAGTCAATTAGTCCACGTTCATCTAGCGACTGCAGCCTTTTGTCCTTCTGCTTGCGCTTCTCATACTGCTCCATGCCAAACTTTTTTGCCCAATCTGGCAGTTCTTTATATTCTTTCTTTGAGAATGTAGAACCCTCTGGCCCTTTCACAGATGCAGCATAATTCTTTGCTTGTGCGTATATTGTGTCTTTAAAATCTCCAATTTTCTTTACCAGATGCGCACGACGCAAATCAGCATTGTCCATACTTTTGTAGGCGTTACTTCTAATAATTCGCCCAATATGTTCTTCTATATATGGACCCATAAATTTCCTGATATAATTATCTGCTTCTGCAATTTTTGTCTTACGATAGATTAAAGCATTCGTAATCTTCAAATCGTTTAGTTCTTTTTGGACAGCCGTGTCTTTTTCGCTACGCAAAATACCAAACATCTGGCGTGTTATGGGCGTTACCCTACGAATAGGTGCCTCTTTTGTTGGGCTTTCGTATTGACGTGCTTCATCAAAACCAAACTTCTCTTGCAGCATGTCTTCAATTTGATAGTTACCCGGTACACGTGCCAAAATTTTACGCAACATAAACAAATTAAAGTTGTCAGTGTCCGTTTCTCTGGCAATACGTGCTTCATCCGGGGCAAGCAACGAATTATATATGTCCTGTGCAGCAGTTAGAGGAATACCATATGTCGTAGCAATGTTACCAAAGAACTCTCTTGGAAATTCAACTGCTCTAGTAAAATCAAGCTGCAAAGCATCATTAACAATTGCTTCTAAGCCATAAAGTCCAAATCCAGCACGAAATTGGGTTCCTGTCAGTGCTTGAACCATAGAAGTTAAATCACCTCTACTAAATGCAACACGAGGTTTATGTGGTTCTTCTATCCCAAGAAATTTTTGTGTTGATTCACTTTGTGTAATAAACCTTGCAGCAATGTCGCCGAAAAACAGGAATGGTGCAGCGGGAAAGAAGGGCCGCGCATCAAACTTCGTTCCATCTGCTAGTTTCATTTCGTACCAGCGTGTGCCTTCTCCATATTCAAGACGATAGGCAGTAGCTGCCATATACATTCCCGTGCCAATCATGGCTTTAGAAAACTCTTCGTAGTTTCTTGCTTCTTTACCAAAAGATTTTAATCCACCCTGAAGCATATACAGAGGTGAATACTCATAGGTAAACCTCATGGCATTTGCAATAAATCTTGGGAACGGCACGAAAGATGACACCAAGAACGGATAACGATGCACACCATCAATAAGCGCACGAGATATAGGATTATTTGCGTCTCTCTGATAGGTAAAGTACAAGGCTCTTTCTACAGCATCGTCAAGAAATTTCTTACCTTCTTCAGTAGCACCAAACACCTCATTAAATTTACCACTACGCATAATTTCTTTAAGGTCATAGTCGGCATCATTTACTGCTTTGCCACCTTTTACCGCTTGCACTTTCATGTCATTTAGTGCGCGTTTTAGTTCTCCAATAAACGCAGCACGTTTGAACATGTTGTCAGACAGAGTATTGAGGCCGTTTATTTGACGAGAAAACTTACGCAGGGCAGTCATCTCTGTAGGTGCTTGTCCTGTAGCCGGGTCCATGTCACGCAACGCGCTGAACATTTTTGTGGCTTTGTCTTGAAATCCGTTATACAAAAACTCTTCTGCAAGCACTGCTTCTTTTTTGTTGGCCAAACCGTATGTAATTGCAAAAACATCGTCAAGCGCACCCTTTACACCTACGGCCTCTCTGTATGCCTTGCTGCGAACAAGCCTTGTACCGTTGTCTAGGGCTTTTGTGAGAACATCCATGCCAACGCGGATATTACCAGACGCCACGTTACGAATTGTTGTAGCTGTCTGTGACACCATCAACGCCAGACGAAGCGAATCTG